GGAACAGGAACAGGAACAGGAAGCCGCGCCCGCCGCTCCGCGTCGAGCCAAACCGAAAACCCCTCTCCCTGGAAACTTCGCGGTCTCGGATCGGGTGAAGTCCTGGGCGACCCGAGAGAAATTCTCGGAGGCCCGGGTGTCGGCCAACTTCGCCAAGTTCGTCCTGTGGGCCCAGAGCAAGGATTCCCGGTACTCCGACTGGGATGCCGCCCTGATGACCGCGATCCGGGATGACTGGGCCAAGGTCGGGGATGCCGGAACCGCTGGTGGCGAACCTGTCAGCCCGTACCGGAGGTTCCAGCCGTGAGCGAAATCGACCCGCGCTTCAACCTCGAGGCCGAGGCCCTGGTGCTGGGCGGCCTGATGACCGACCCCACCGCCTGGGACCGCTGCGGCCACCTGGTCCGCCCGGATGACTTTTTCCGCCACGACCACCGCGCCATCTTCGTCGCCATCGCCGGCCTGATGGCCGATGGCAAGCCGGTGGAGGTCGTGTCCGTCGCTGATCGCCTGCAGGAGTGCGGCGAGCTTGAGACCGCGGGCGGGTTCGTGGTGCTGGGCAAACTGGCGACCACCACCCACAGCACCGCGCACATCGACCACTACGCCCGGATCATCGCCGAGAAGGCCATGTACCGCCGCGTGGTTGCCGCCATCGGCGACGCCAGCAGGATCGTGGAGGGGCAGCAGGACAAGCCCATCGCCGAGCGTGTCCAGGAGGCCTGTGGGCTGATCCAGGACGCGGTGGAGGCCGACCTCTCTGCCGAAGTCCCGCTGCTGTACGAGTACGGCCGGGAGTGGGTGGAAAACCATGAGCGCCTGTACAACTCCGGCAGTCAGTTCATCGGCCTGCCCACCGGCTTCCGGGATCTGGACAAGGTCACGATGGGAATGCCGGCCGGCGAGATCATCATCGTGGCCGCCCGCCCGAGCATGGGCAAATCCGCTTTCGCCCTGAACATCTGCAGTCACAACGCCGACGCCGGCAAGTCCGTATTCATCGCCTCGCTCGAGATGCCGCGCTCTGCGGTCATGAACCGCTTTGCCGCATCTGTCGGCAACTGCGACTACGGCAAGGTGCGCGCTGCCAGGTTCGACGAGGTCGGCGACGGGATGACCCGCTTCGCCGAGCGCATGAGGGGCTGGCGACTGGCGGTTGATGACCGCCCCAGCCTGGACGTGAACCGGTTGGAGTCCATGCTGCGCGCCCACCGCCGCCGCCACGGCTTGGATCTGGCGATGGTGGACTACCTGCAGCTGATGGACATGGGCAAGGAGCCGAACCGGGTGAACGCCGTGACCGCCCTGACGCGCCAGCTCAAGGTGCTGGCCGGCGTCCTGCAGATCCCGATCATCGTCCTGTCGCAGCTCAACCGCTCCTGCGAGTCCCGCACTGACAAGCGCCCGCTGATGTCCGACCTGCGCGACTCCGGCTCCATCGAGCAGGACGCACACACGCTGCTCTTCCTGTACCGGGACGAGGTTTACAACCCGAACACCGACCAGAAGGGGGTCACGGAGGTCATCGTGGCCAAGGCCCGCGACTCTGAGCGCGGCGTGATCATCCCCCTGGCAACCCAGCTCAACCGCATGAAGTTCGCCGACATGGCAAGGGGTGGATACGAATGACCGCCAGGGAAAAGGCGCTGGCCGCTGCCAAGCGCATGAAAACGACAAGCCGGCCGTCGCAGACGGTCAAGACCTGGGCCAAGCACATGCGCGCCGTCATCGCTGAGGCCGCGCTGATCGTAGGGAAGCCGGAATGAACGCCCTGACCATCCTGTTCCTGTTCCTGATGTTCACCCTGCTGTGGTTCGTGCTCGAGCGCGCCGGCCGCCGAAGCCGCCCGTTGCCGGATCCGCGTGTCCGCGAGCTGCTGGAGCACGAGCAGGCGGCCCATGACGGGTTCATGCGCACCCTGCGCCGGGTGGGGAGGCTGCCGGAATGACCCTCTTCGTGATGACCCGCCAGCGCTACGAGATCCTGTGCGCCCTGCGCACTGAGGCCCATACCGTCAACGAGCTGCAGGCCGCCCTGAGCATCCCGCACTACAACACCTGCGCCGCCATGGTGATTGCCCTGCGCAATGCCAAGCTGATCGAGTTCCGCGGCTTCCGCCACACCCATGGCGCCCCCGGGCCGCGCCCGGTGCAGTACATCCTCACCCAGCTGGGCGAGGCCGCCATCCAGGCGACCCGAGTCCAGATCGCGGTGCAGGATCGCGCCTTCGTCGACCTCGAGAAGCTGGAGGTGGCGGCGTGAAGGACATCCCCGTCTGGCTGCCGTGGGTGGCTGTGGTTGTGGCCATCGCCATCCTGATCTGGATCGGGAGCGACGAATGATCATGCTCGAGATGCCGTGGCCGCCCCGCGAGCTCTCGCCCAATGCCCGGGTCCACTGGGCGGTGCGCAGCCGCAAGGCGAAGGCCTATCGCGCCGCCTGCTACCTGGTCACCCGGGCCGAATGCCTCACGGTGGGGGATGGCGCGCTGTCCATGTCCCTGGTCTTCGTGCCGCCCACCCGCCGCGGCCGCGACGATGACAACCTGATCGCCAGCTTCAAGGCGGGCCGGGACGGCATCGCCCAGGCCCTCGGCATTGACGACAGCCGGATCCGCCTGGAGAAGCCACAGATCAGCGACCAGACCACGCCGGGCGGCCGGGTGTTCGTGACCCTGCGCGAGGTGCCGGCATGAGCAAGCGCAAGACCCGTCCCGCCTACATGACCTGCCGGGTGCTGATGGACCCAGAGACTGGCGAGCTGGTGCCCGCCCTGGTTGCCTCCTCTGACATCGACCGCGCGATCCTGCGCCAGAAGCGGGTGGCCAAGGGCCGGGAATACCGCGTCATCGTGGAGCAGGCCCGCAGCGCGAAGTTCCACCGCCTGGTGCACGCCCTCGGCCAGCTGGTGGTGGAGAACGTCGACGCCTTCGCCGGGCTGGATGCCCATGCCGCGATCAAGCGCCTGCAGCGCGAGGCCGGCATCTGCTGCGAGGAGCAGGAGATCACCATCCCCGGGCTCGGCTCCTTGACTGTGAAGGTGGCGGAGTCGCTGGCCTTTGACTGCATGGACGAGGCGGCCTTCCGCCAGCTCTACCAGGGCATCTGCGCGCACATCGCGGCGACCTACTGGCCCGAACTGCCGGCTGATGCGGTCGACGCCATGGCGGACCTGATGCCGGAGGTGGCGGCGTGAAGACCTTTGCCACCCACCAGCAGCGCGTCACCTTCGTGGAGGCCCTCATGGACCTCTTCTGGCGCGGGTACGAGGGCGACCCCCTCGACATGGCCGAGCGGGCTGCCCTGGACGACGCGACCTTCGAGATCTACCGCATGGGCCAGCAGCAGTTCCTGAAGGACACCGTATGAGCAAGGCCGAACAACGCCACAAGGACGCCGTGGCACGGCTGGGCTGCATCGTCTGCCGCAACCTGGGCAAGGGCCACTCCCCGGCAGAAATCCACCACGTCCGCTTCAACCAGGGACTCAGCCAGCGGGCCAGCGACTTCGAGGTGCTGCCCCTCTGCTACCTCCACCACAACGCCGGCATCCACGGGGTGAGCTTCCACGCCGGCCGGAGGACATGGGAGGCGGAATACGGGACCGAGGCAGAACTGCTGGAGCAGGTGCGGGTGCTGTTGGGGACGGACTGACACATTTATCGCGTGCGCGCGCGTTTAAGGACAGGGGACGACATGCGGATCACCAAGACACGAGACCAGCGGGTGGACTGGTTCGCCATCTTGAACGAGCTCAACCGGGCGGGCTTCCCGAACACGCGGGTAGCGGCGGCGACGGCGATCCCGCGGCAGACGCTGTGCGGGTACAAGAGCGGGGCAGAGCCGCGGCACCAGGACGGCGAGACGCTGATCACGTTCTGGATGCAGGTGACGAACCGCCAGCGGCATGAGATCCCGGTGATCTCGGTGTTCTCGCACATGGCGTAATGCCGGGAAACCGGCGAGAGGGCGGTCGGATACTCGGGCCGTCCCATCATTCTCGGAGCCCCGCCATGGCGCGAGCCCCCCGCAAGATCAAGGTGCCCGGCGAGAACCAGGCGCCTGCCCCCGTCGAGATCGTCCCGCAGCGCCGTCCGCTGGAGCCTGACCTCCCGGACGCCAATGACATCGACTCCTCCACGATCATCCACTCGGTCCTGACCAAGCAGGGCTGGGTCTGCCCGAGGAAGTGACATGGATATCGGCAGCGATCTCAAGAAGGCATGGAAGAGCGTCAAGAAAACGGTGAACGACGTCGTCGGCGACAAGACCTACGACGCGGTCGGCGGATCGGCCGCCATGCTGGTTAACCCCGGCCTGGCAGCCTCCAAGTCCGGCACGCAGGCGGGGCTCAAGGCGTCCGGCCTGCTGCCTGAGATGCCCGAGATCCCCGCCGGCGAGGATCCTGCCGCTGCTGCCCAGCGCGCTGCTGATGAGGCCACAGCCATGGCCAACCAGAAGCAGGCCAGTCGGCGCCGCAGCATCCGCTCCCAGTCCCTGCTGGCCACTGGCGCCCAGGGCGTGACCAGCGCCGCCCCCACTGCCTCCCTCCTCGCGCAGGGCAAGGCCACGCTCGGAGCCTGACATGGCCAACGCCGACCACATCGTCCGCCGCCTGGGCCAGCTCAAGTCCCTGCGGTCCATCCACGAGAAGACCTACCGGGACTGCTACGACTACACGTTCCCCATGCGCGGATCCGGCTGGCTGCAGAATACGCTCACCGCCGACCAGGCCCGGGCCAAGCGTGCCGAGCTGCTCGACAGCACTGCCACCGATGCCGCCCGCATCCTTGCCTCCAGTTTGATGGGCGGCCTCACCCCGGCCAACTCCCGCTGGTTCGCCATGGATGTGCAGGGCGCGTCCGATGAGGAAAGCCGCTGGCTCGATAGCGCGGCCACTACCCTGTGGGAGAACATTCACGCGGGCAACTTCGACGCCGCGGCGTTCGAGGCCATGCTCGACGCGGTGTGCGCCGGCTGGTTCGCGCTCTACGTCGACGAGGACAAGGAGCGGGGCGGGTTCAGCTTCCAGCAGTGGGCGCTGCCGCAGATCTACGCCGCCACCACCCGGCCGGATGGCGTCATCGACACCGTGTACCGCGAGTTCGAGCTGACTGCCGAGCAGGCTGTCCAGGAGTACGGCGAGGACAAGGTGTCGGACCAGCTGCGCAAGCTGGCCGTGGATAAGCCGGACGAGAAGGTGAAGTTCTGCCATGCCATCGAGCTGCGCCGCATGAGCGTGCCCGGCGCCCGGCTGGCCAAGAACCTGCCGTTCGCCTCCACCCATGTCGAACTGGCCACCAACAAGCCGGTGCGCGAGTCGGGCTATCACGAGATGCCCGTCATCGTCCCGCGCTGGATGGTCATCCCCGGCACCACCTACGGCATCGGCCCGGTGTTCGACGCGCTGCCGGACATCAAGACCCTGAACGAGCTCAAGGCCATGGAGATGGCGGCCGCTGACCTGGCTGTCGCCGGCATGTGGATCGCCGAGGATGATGGCGTCCTGAATCCCCGCAGCATGAAGGTCGGCCCGCGCAAGGTCATCGTTGCCAACAGCGTCGACAGCATCAAGCCGCTGTCCACCGGGTCCGACTTCAACGTCAGCTTCAGCATGGCGGACAAGCTGCAGGCCGCGATCCGCAAGACCCTGATGGCCGACCAGCTGCAGCCCCAGGACGGCCCGGCCATGACCGCGACCGAGGTGCACGTCCGCGTCGGCCTGATCCGCCAGATGCTGGGTCCGGTCTATGGCCGCTTGCAGGCCGAATACTTGCAGCCGCTGATCACCCGCTGCTTCGGCATCGCCTTCCGCGCTGGCGTGTTCACCGCGCCGCCCGAGACCCTGGCGGGCCGCGACTTCTCCATCCGCTTCATCTCGCCGGTGGCCCGCGCCCAGAAGCTGGAGGAGGTCTCCGCCATCGACAGCTACATGCAGGGGCTGTTCCTGCAGCTGCAGGCCGGGCAGACCGACGCGCTCGACCTGATCGACCTGGATGAGGCCAACCGCTTCCGCGGCGAGGCGCTGGGCGTGCCGTCCAAGATCATCCCGGCGGCCAATGCCGTGAAGCGCCTCCGCGCCGAGCGCGCGCAGGCCCAGCAGGCGGCACAGCAGCAGCAGATGGCGCAGGCCATGCAGGGCGCTGCGCTTGAGGCTGGCATGCAGCAGGTGGCCAACCAGTGACCGACCGCCTGCCGCCCGAGGTCTATGCCCGCGTCTTCGAGAACCACGCCGAGGGCGTGCAGATCCTGGACGAGCTCATCAACCGCTTCGGCCGCAACCCGTATGTGCGGGGCGGGCTGGAAGCGCAACGCCAGACCGACTTCAACGCCGGCCAGAACGAGGTGGTGCAGTTCATCCTCCGCCGGATCAACCAAGCCCATGGGGTAGATACCAATGTTCAAGATGAAGACTGACCTGCTTGAGCAGGCTCCTGCTGATGGCCAGCCCGCTGGCGGCGCCGCTCCTGCTCCCGCCGCTCCTGCTCCTGCTGCTCCCGCCGACCCCGCAGCTCCTGCTGCTGGCGGCACGCTGCTGGCACAGGCGCAGCCGACGGTGACCTATGACTGGCTGCCCGAGAAGCACCGCGTCGTGAAGGAAGACGGCGCCGTCGACATCGAGGCCTCGGCGCGCAAAGTGGCGGAAGCCTACAGCCACGCCGAGAAGCGCATCGGCTCCGGCGACCTGCCGCCCAAGGCCGCAGACGAATACAAGGTCGAGGTGCCAGAAGCCCTGAAGGGCGAGTGGGACGCCGAGGCCGACGAGGTGATCAAGGAGCTCAAGGAGGAGGCGCTGGCCAACGGCCTCACCCAGAAGCAGTTCGACTTCATGATGGGCCGCTACTTCCAGCTCCTGCCCGCGATGGCCGTAGCCACGCAGGAGCTCGCCGTCGAACAGGCCACCACTGAGCTGCAGAAGGTGTGGAAGCAGCCGCAGGAGATGACAAAGAATTTGCAGCAGGCGGCCCGCGCCTGGGAGGCCTATGCCCCGGCCGGCATGGACATGAACAACCCGCGCTATGGCAACGACCCGGTGCTGCTGCAGATCCTCGCCAAGATCGGCGCGGAGATGCAGGAAGACGCGCCGCCCGTGCAGGGCGCTGGCGTGGCTCCGGCGAACTGGGATGACCAGGTGGCGAGCCTGCGCGCGCACCCTGGATATGCCGACAAGAACCACCCCGAGCACAGCAAGGTCATGCAGCAGATCACCGCGCTCTACGAGAAGAAGCACGGCACGAAGCCCCAGATGCTGGGCGGTGGCGCGACGATCTCTCTCTGATACCCCTCAGCAGCAGCTTGGCCCGCTTCGGCGGGCTTTTTTTCGCCTGCAAGTAGCCGGGATTCCGGCATCCCCTCCGCAACAGCATGAGCGCATCCAGTCGGCCCGCGTCAGCGGATACCCGACCCGCTCATGCAAGCAGCCAATGCCTGAGCGCGAATGCATCTCAGGCCCGCGCCGCGGACACCCTGAACGGCTGAGTGAACAACATCACCCATTCAGGAGACAGCAATGTCCAACCAGATCACCGAAGCCTTTGTCGAGCAGTTTGCCGACAACTTCAAGCACCTGGCCCAGCAGGCCACGAGCCGCCTCGAGCGCGCCGTGATGCTGGAAACCGGTATCCGCGGCATGTCCAAGTCCATCAACCGCATGGGCCTGCGCACCGCCCAGCGTCGTCTGGCCCGCCATGGCGACACCCCGATCAACGACCAGCCCCACAGCACCCGCTTCGTGGATCTCTTCGACTGGGAAGACGGCGACATGCTCGACGACCAGGACAAGATCCGCATGCTGGTGGACCCGAGCTCCGACTACGTCAAGGCCATGGTGCAGTCCCTGAACCGCGCCAAGGACGACGTGATCATCTCGGCCCTCGGCGGTTCTGCTCGTGCCAGCACTGGCTCGATCGCCCTGCCTTCCGCCCAGAAGATCGCTGTCGGCGCCTCTGGTCTGACCAAGACCAAGATCATCCAGGCCCGCGCCCTGTTCCGCAAAGCCGAAGCCGATGAGGAAAACGGCGAAGAGCTGTACTTCGCCTACGGCAACAAGCAGATGCAGGACATCATGGCCGACACCACCCTGACCTCTGCCGACTTCATGGCCGTGCAGATGCTGCAGGAAGGCAAGGTCGGCGTGAAGTGGATGGGCTTCACCTGGATTCCGTCCGAGCGCCTGCCGATCGCCTCGACCACCCGTTCCTGCTACGCCTGGGCGAAGTCCGGTGTGGCGCTGGGCGTCGGCGAGAACATCGTCACCCGCGTCGGCGAAGACCCGGGCAAGGGCTTCAACGCCCGCATCTACGCCAAGATGTCCCTTGGCGCGGTGCGCGTTGAAGAAGAAAAGGTCGTGGAGATCGCCTGCGCTGAATAAGCGCAGGTCTCGCCCCCTCATTCAGGAGAACTGAAATGGCAGTTGTGAATACCAAGGCCACGGCCATCACCAACGCTGACACCACCACCAGCCAGTCGCTGAACGACAAGCGCCTCGCCGGCGGCATTGCGAAGTTCGCGGTCGGCACCGTGGAGACCGTCAATGGCGACAGCATCGCCAGCGTGTACCGCTTCGCCCGTGTGCCGTCCGGCGCGCTGGTGTCGCAGATCCTGCTGTACAGCGACGACATCGGCACCACGACCATCGCCGACTTCGGCCTCTACGACACGGCTGCCGCTGGCGGCGCTGTTGTAGATGCCGACTTCTTCGCGTCGGCCGTGTCGCTGAAGGACGGCGCTCTGAACGGGACGGACATCACCCACGAGTCCGGCGTCTTCGACATCGACGATGCGGAGAAGCCGCTGTGGCAGGCACTGGGCCTGACTGCCGATCCCCGCAAGTACTACGACATCTGCGCGACCCTGACGGCCGCCGCTGATGCCGCCGGTACGATCACGCTGAAGATCCGCTACCTCGACGGCAACTAAGGAGCGGGGGGGGCTTCGGCCCCCCTGACCCCTCACCATGGCGACCGTCGTCTCGATCTGCTCCAACGCTCTCCTCATGCTGGGCGCCAAGCCCATCAACAGCCTGACGGAAGAGAATGACCGCGCCCGGCTGGCGTCCAACCTCTGGCCCGGCGTCCGCGACGATCTGCTGCGTGCCCATCCATGGAACTGCGCCGTCAAGCGCGTGGTGCTCTCGCCCGAGGCGACTGCCCCGGCGTTCGACTATGCCTACCAGTTCACCCTTCCGGGCGACCTGCTGCGCATCCTGTCCGTTGGTGAGCGAGGCGAGTATCCCGAGTACCGCGTAGAAGGCCGCAAGGTGCTGGCCGACGAGTCGGTGCTGCGCCTGCGCTACGTCTTCCAGAACGACAACCCGGCCACCTGGGACGCTGCCCTGGTCTTTGCGGCAGAGACCCGCATGGCGGCAACCATGGCCTATGCGATCACCCAGTCCGCGACCCTTGCCGAGTCCAAGCGTCAGGAAGCCGAGCTGGCCTTCCGCCGCGCCAAGGCGGTCGACGGCCAGGAGGAGCCCGGCGAGACCGTCGGCGACTTCCGCTTGCTCAACGTCCGGGGGTAGCCCATGCCCCGCCTCACGATCCAGCAGACCAACTTCACGGCCGGCGAGATCAGCCCGCGCCTGTACGGCCACACCGACATCGCCCGCTACCAGAACGGCGCACGGGTCATCCAGAACGCGCTGCCGCTGATCCATGGCGGCGTCCGGCGCCGGTACGGCACGCTCTACAGCGCGGCCGCCAAGAACGCCGCCAAGGCCTGCGTGCTGATCCCCTACGTCTTCAGCCGCGACCAGGCCTACATGCTGGAGTTCGGCGACCAGTACATGCGGGTCTACAAGGACGGCGCCCAGGTCATCAAGGGCGGTGTGCCCTACGAGATCAGCACCCCCTACACCGAGGCCATGCTGGACGACATCGGCTTCGTGCAGGGCGCCGACACGATGTTCCTGGTGCACCCCAGCGTGTACCCGCAGCGCCTGCGCCGCTTCGATCATGACAACTGGGTGCTGGGCAACGTGCCCTTCGTCACCGAGCCCTTCCGCGAACTGGGCACCAACCCTGCCCAGACGCTGACCCTGTCCGCCACCACCGGCGCCGGCGTCACCGCGACGGCCGGTGGCGCGGCCTTCCTCGCCTCGGACGTGGGCCGCGACATCAGCTTCAACGGCGGCAACGCCACCATCACCGGCTACACCAGCACGACCGTGGTGACCGTGACCGTCACCAGTGCCTTCGAGTCCACCAGCATCGCCTCCGGTGCCTGGACCCTGAACGGCACGCCGCAGACGACGTGCACCCCGAGCGCCAAGGATCCTGTCGGCGCCACCATCACGCTGACCATCGGCGCGGCCGGCTGGCGCTCCGAGGACGTCGGCAAGCATGTGAAGATCAATGGCGGCCTGTGCAAGATCACGGTGTACACCAGCGCCACCGTGGTCTCGGCGACCATCGTGCAGGCGCTGACCTCCACCACGGCAGCCGAGGCGGATGCCTGGACGCTGGAGAAGTCCATGTGGGGCGGCTCGAACGGCTACCCCCGGGCGGTGGCCCTGTACGAGCAGCGCCTGCTGCTGGCCGGCTCGCCGGGCTTCCCGCAGGACATCTGGGGTTCCCGTGCTGCGGGGGAGTACTTCGACTTCACGCTGGGCGCGAACGACGACGACGCTTTCGACTTCCAGATTGCGTCCGAAGAGCTGAACCACATCCAGCACCTGACCTCGATCCGCAAGCTGCACCCGCTGACGGTGGGCGGCGAGTTCTCCATGTCGAGCACGCTGGACAAGCCGCTGACCGCCACCAACGTGCAGATCCGCAACCAGAGCTTCTACGGTGCCAGCCCGGTGCGCCCGGTGCGTGCCGGCAACGAGCTGCTGTTCGTGCAGCGTGGCGGCCGCAAGCTGCGCGGCATGGCCAGCACGGCATCTGAGCAGGCAGAGGCCTTCGGGGCGTCCGACCTGTCCGTCCTGGCGGAGCACATCACCGAGGGCGGCATCGTCTCCATGTGCTTCCAGAAGGAGCCGGATCCGTTCATCTGGGCGGTGCGCGCCGACGGCGTGCTGCTGTCCGTGACCTTCGACCGCGAGCAGGAGGTCATCGGCTGGGCTCGCCATGTCACCGATGGCGCCTTCGAGTGGGTCGCCTGCATCCCGACGGCCACCGGCGAGGAAGTCTATGCCGTGGTGCGCCGGACCATCGGCGGCTCGACGGTGCGCTACATCGAGCGCCTGAGTGACACCGTGCGGTGTGATGCCGCCATCACGGGCACGTCTGTCCCTGGTGCTGCAACCTGGTCTGGCCTGTTCCACCTCGAGGGTAAGGAGGTGGTGGCGGTGGCAGACGGCGCCTACATGGGCCGGTTCACGGTGTCGGGTGGTCAGATCACCCTGCCGCGCGCTGCCCATGACGTCACGATCGGCCTGCCGTTCTCGGTCAACGTCGAGCTGCTCACGCCTGAAAAGCCGCTGCCGTCCGGCACGATCCAGGGCAACAGCATGCGGACCGGCGAGGTCAGCATCCACTTCCTGGAGTCCGTGTCCTGCCGGGTGAATGGCGACGAGCTCAACTTCCGCACCTTCGGCGCCAACCTGCTCGACCAGCCGCCGGTGGCGTTCACCGGCATCAAGCGCATCGAGAGCCTGGGCTGGGAGCGGGGCGAGTCCGACATCGTCATCACCCAGGACGAGCCGATGCCCCTCCACATCCTTGCGGTGATCCGCAAGTTCACGGTGAACGACTGATGATCCGCCGCGCTGACTACAACGACATCCCCGACCTGATCGCCATGGGCCGGGAGATGCATGCCGCCTCGCGCTACCGCGTGCTGCCGTTCGCCCCTGAGAAGCTGTCCGAGCTGCTGCTGGTGCTGATCACCGAGGGCTCGATGGGGGTCGTGCTGGTGGCCGAAGACCAGGGCCGCATCGTCGGCACCATGATCGGCATGTGCAATCCGTTCTGGGCCAGCGAAGCGCTGGTCGCCACTGACCTCGCGCTCTATGTCGATCCGGCGGCGCGGGGTCTCGGCGTGGCCAAGGCGCTGGCCTGCTACTTCCGCAGCGAGGCGGAGCAGCGCGGGGCGATGCTGGTGCAGGTTGGCTCCACCACGGGGCTGCCGGGGGCGCCTGACATGTATCGGTCCATCGGTTTCAAGACGGTCGGCGAGGTGCTGGCCTGGGAGGCGAAAGATGTGCACGGGGCTTGAGGTCGCGCTGCTGGCCGGCACGGCGCTGTCGGCAACTGGCACCTTGATGCAGGGCTACCAGAACCAGAAGTTCATGGAGTTCCAGGCGGCGCAGGACGAGCAGGCGGCCAAGGCGGAACTGGCGGCCGCCGACATCGAGGCACAGCAGATCCGCAAGGCGATGAAGTCGCAGATCGGGGCGGCGCGTGCGGCCTATGGCGCGTCGGGCGTATCGGCAGACAGCGGCACCCCGCTGGTCGTGGAGCGCGACATCACCGAGGGCGGCGAGTCCGACGCCATGCTGGCGCTGTTGGGCGGCCGGCAGCGCTCTGGCGCCTTGAGGGCGCAGGCCTCGTATGGCCGGGCCGGTGCGGGGGCGTCCATGCTGGGGGCGGGGATCAGTGCTGGCGGCACCCTGCTGCAGGGCGGATACCAGGCCGGCAAGGGCTGGAAGACCCAGGCCACCCCCACGGTGAGTGGAGCCACCTCCTACAACATGCAGCAGCACCTCGGAGGCTGACATGCCCCAGATCCCTGTCGGCAACTTCGGCAACCGTGGCATGGACCGCCCGGTCCAGCCGCGCATTGATGCGGCCGCCATGACCGCCCCGGCCCGTGGCCTTGAGCAACTGGGTGGCACGGTGGCGAACCTCGCCGGCGATGCCATCGACGAGCGCGAGCGCGAGCAGACCGCCAACGACCGCCTCACCGCGGCCAAGTTCTCGATGGAGTATGAGCAGCGCGCGCAGGAGGTCTCGACGCGCATCGTGGAGCGCCTCAACTCCGGCGAGCTCAAGGACGAGGACGAGGCCCGCGAGGCCTTCACTGTGGAACTGTCCGCGCTGGATCAGATCGAGATGCCCCGCCTCCGCCCGCTGGTGTCGGCAGACCTGCAGGTGGGGCTGGCCGGGGTCAAGGCGAAGGCAGGCGACCAGATCGAGGGCGTGCTGCGCCAGTCCCGCATCAACCGCGCCGAGTCGACCTATGCCGGCCTGCTGGACGGCTTCGGCAAGGAGGCCGCCAACCCGACGGCGGACCTGTCCCTGATCGGGCAACGCATCGACCTGGCCGCCGAGCAGGCCGTCGCCGCCGGCATGGCCCGGGACCGGGCGACCGCGCTGGCGCAGACGGCGAAGGACAACACCTGGTACCAGCATGGCAACGAGCGCCTGATCCGCGGCAAGAACAGCATGCAGGCCCTGAACGCGCTGGAGCAGGACCTGACGACCGACGACGGCATGTACCACCAGAAGATGGACACCGACCGCCGCAACGCGCTGCTCAACCAGGTGCTGAACGCGAAGGACCGCCTGCAGGCCAAGGCCGAAGCAGCGCTGGCCAAGCGTGAGGCGTCCGCCGGCAACTCGCTGGAGAAGATGCGGCAGGTGATCGCCTCCGGCTTCCCGGTCTCGGACTCGCTGCGGCAGAGGGTGGCGGCGGAGACCCGCGGCACCAAGTACGAGGCCGACTTCCGTGAGGTGCTGCAGGAGGAGCGCGACGTCGCCAACTTCCTCAAGCGCCCGGTGGCGGAGCAGCAGAAGTTCCTCATCGACGCCGAGCGCCGCTTGCGGGCGGGCGGGGTGTCCGATCCCAAGGAAGTGGCGCTGCTGGGCCGGCTGACCAAGACGTTCAGCAACAACATCACCCGCATGACCGACGAGCCCATGGAGTGGAACGAGGCCCGGGGCGGCGAGCCCATGTACCGCATCTCCGTGGCGGACCTGTCTCGGCCGGACGGCCTGCAGCGCCTGGGCGCCACGCTGGAGGACCGTGTCGCCACCCTGCGCGCCACCAAGCAGCAGTTCGGCGATGTCGTCGGCAACCGGCCGCTGTTCAAGGAAGAGGCGGCGGAACTGGGTGCCGCCTTCAAGGCCATGAGCCCGAGCGTGCGCGCGCGCAGCCTGGGGCAACTGGCAAAGCTGGTGAACGACCCGGTCGCCTTCCAGGGCATCGTGAAGCAGATCCTCGGTGATGACCCGGTGGCGTATGCCGCTGGCCTCGCCAACGGCTTCGACTACCGCACCAGTGCCGGCCGGCGCGTCGGCGACCTGATCGAGCAGGGCGCGATGGTGCTGCGTGACAAGTCGGTCATCGTGCCCCCGAAGGGCGCCGGCGATGACGGCAGCCGGGCCTTCTTCAACCAGGAGGCCGGCGATGCCATCCCCCCGGGCTCCCAGCAGCGCGACGTCTACTACCAGTCGGCGCTCTCCATCTACGCGAAGATCGCCTCGGAGGAGGGGAAGCTGGGCAAGGAACTGGACAAGCGCATCATGCGCCGCGCCATCCAGATCGCCACCGGCGGCCTCTACGAGGTGCGTGGCCAGAAGATCGTGGCGCCGCGGTACGGCATGTCCGAAGAGGATCTGGTGGACAGCGTCAACGTGGCCCTGCGGCAGGCGGCGGACGCCAACGGTCTCGACTATGGCGACCTGCTCGACATGCGCCTGGTTCCGGATGACCGCCGGCCCGGCCGCTACTTCCTGATGCAGGACGCCATGAACTACCAGCCCGGCAAGGACGGGCGCCCCCTGGCGATCGAGGTCAAGTAATGGCTGGCTGGTTGGCGGAGACAGGCCCGAGCGCGGGCTTCGCGGCAGAAGAGGCGGAAGCCAACCTCGGCCCGATGTACCAGGAGCCGGGCCTGTTCAAGGGTGCCGGCGAGGCGCTGGGCAAGGGCGTGATGCGAGGCGGTGCGCTGGCTGCACAGACGGTGTCGCTGGCTGGATCGGTAATCCCGCGCACGCTCGATGCTCTGGTGGGCCACGACAACATGACCGGCACCAGCCTGACGGACAAGTGGTTTGCCGCCACCGACGAGACGGTCCGCGGGGCCATTGACTACTGGACGCCGGATCCCCGCACCACCGGCAAGGCCGCGCAGGTGCTGGGCGCCGTGTCCGAGTTCGCCATCCCCATGCTGGCCGGCGCCGGCAACCCGCTGGCGACTGCCGTCACCACCAGCGCCCAGACCACGGTGGCCCAAGGCGCCGACCTCGTGCGCGCCGGGGCCTCTGCCGAGGAAGCGGCAGGCGTGGCCGCGGTGCAGGGCCTGGCCAACCTGATCGGCGTCGGCATTGCCACCAAGGGCGCCACCGTCATGCAGCGGGCCGCGTTCGGCGCCGGCTCGAACCTCGCCATCAACGTGCCGGCCGATGCCGCCAGCGCCGCGATCCTGAGCGACAACGCCCAGCTGGCGCAGCGGTACAACCCATTCAACATCGAGGCGCGTGCCGCTGACCTGATCGTGGGCGCGCTCTTCGGCGCCATGACCAAGGGGCCGGTGAAGACGGCCGACATGGATGCCGCGCTCACGCACCGCCAGGCCGCGCACGCGCAGTACGATGCCGCCCCCGGCAAGATCACGTCGCCGGCAGAGGCGAAGGCGCACATGGACGCCATGGAGACCGCGCAGGCCGACGTGCTGGCCGGGCGCATGCCGGACGTGGAGCTCAAGGGGCTGGCGCCGGACCCAGTAAAGCTGCAGCAGGAGGCCGCCCTGCGTGCCGCTATCGACGACGAGACCGGCCAGCTGCGCCTGATGCTGGAGGACGAGCCGCTGGCACGCGAGACGCCGGTCGAGGGCTCCATGCGCCAGATGGTGCTGCAGAGTGCCGACGACCTGCCGGAACCGGTGCAGCGCATCGTGGCCGATAACCCTGACCTGCCGCTGGCCCGCGTGGTCGACGACGGCCAGCCGGCCGATGGCCAGAACGTGAAGTACCAGACCGCCCGTGAGGCGCTGGAGGAAGTCGAGCTCGAAGCCAGGCAGGCGGACGAACTGTCCCGCGGCTACGAGGCGGCGATTAACTGTTTCCTGGGCGGAGGTGCCTGATGGCGGCGGATGGTGGATGCAAGGGTGCGGTGACCAAGGCGGTCGGCCGCGAGATCTCCGATGCCGAGTTCGAGAAGGTCCGGGCCGACATCGATACCACCCTGCGCCGGCTGTGGCGGCAGGAGCCGGACACGCTGCGCCAGATGAGCAAGGCAGACCAGCAGCGCTATGCTGCCCGGGTGGCGGCCGACCAGCTGCTCGCCGAAGCAGCGCGCAAGAAGCGCAACCTGGCCCTGAGCATCGCCACGCAGGCCGACAACGTCGCCTACTTGCAGGCCAAAGGCATGACCTTCGCCGCGCTAAATGACGCGCTGGCGTTCAACAGCTCGCTGGCCGGCGACGGCCCGGGCCGCATCTCCGTGGAGTCGGAGGCGCAGGCCATCTCGAACATGGCCAAGTCGGAACTGCTCGACCTGGTCGAGGCGGCCAACGGCAAGTTCTTCGGCTTCATCGAGGACGGCGAGCAAGTACGTCAGTTCATGCGGGCGCTGTGGGGCGAGGGCACTGACAACCCGGCCATGGCCAAGGCGGTGCAGGCATGGCGCAAGGTCACCGACGACCTGCGCGAGCGCTTCAACCGGGCGGGCGGCGACATCGGCAACCTGGGCGACCTGTGGCATTTGCCGCAGGGCCATGACGCGGCGCGCATCGCCATCGCCGGATTCGATGAGTGGGCCGATGCGATCATGCCGAAGCTCGACCGCCGGCAGTACCTGAATGCCGACGGCACCCGCATGTCGGACACCGAGCTGCGTGACTTCCTGTCGGCGGCTTTCGACAGCATCACCACCAACGGCGCCAACCGGCTGGTGCCAGGGCAGGCCAAGGGCAAGGGCTCGCGCGCCAACCGCCACCGCGAGAGCCGCCAGATCTTCTTCAAGGACGCCGACGCCTACCTCGACTACCAGCTGCAGTTCGGCTCCGGCGATGTCTACGGGCTGCTGTTCAACCACATCGACGGCATGTCCAAGGACATCGCCCTGGTGGAGGCCTTCGGCCCGAACCCGGAGGCGCAGGTCCGCCTGCTGATCGACATGGTGCACCAGGAGCGGGTGATGGCCGACCGCACCGGCGCGACCGAGCGGATCTACGATGCCCAGCGCTGGCGCACCAATGCGCTGTTCGAGGAGGTCGCCGGCATCGGCATGGGTCCGGCCAACGCAGGCTGGGCCGGGCGGTTGGCGTCGTTCCGCTCGTGGGTGACCGCGTCGAAGCTGGGCTCTGCCATCCTGTCGTCGATCACCGACCACGCCACGATGGTGACCACGGCCCGGCTCTGGAACCTGCCCGAGATGCAGATGTACCGGAACTACCTGAAGACGCTGAACCCGGCCAACGTCGACGAGCGCCGGTTCCTGCAGCGGCAGGGCCTGGCCATCAATACCTTCGCCGCGGCGCTGGACCGCTTCTCCGGCGAGTACGGGGGCGCCCGGTCGCACAAGATCGCCAACGCCGTGATGCGCGCCTCCGGCCTGACCGCCATCACCGAGGCCCGCCGCCGCGCCTTCTCCGCGACCATGATGTCCGCCCTCGGGCATCTGGCGAAGAACAAGGCATGGGACCAGCTCGACGCCTCGGACCTCAAGTTGCTGAAGGCCAAGGGCATCACCCCGGAGACCTATGGCATCTGGCAGAAGGCCAAGCTGCAGACCTCGCCGGACTACGAGGGCGGACTGCTGTCGGGCCGTGCGATCATGGACATCGCTGACGACGTGGTGCCGTATGCCAAGCGCCAGAAGGCCGCCAGCCAGTTGATGGCCCTGGTGCTGGAAGAGCAGAACATGGCGGTGATCGAGGCCGGCGCACGCGAGCGCTCTCTGCTCTACGCCGGCACCAAAAAGGGCACCCTCGCCGGTGAGCTCACCCGCTCGTTCATGCAGTTCAAGACCTTCCCGTTGGCCATGCTGACCCGCCACTGGAAGCGCGGCCTCTCCATGCCGAACGGTGGCGGGAAGGCCGGGTATCTGGCGTCCCTGTTCGTGATGTCCACTCTCACCGGCGCCATGGCGATGGAGATCAAGTCCATCATGGACGGCAAGGACCCGCGTGACCTGTGGGAGACGGATGACCCTGTGCGCCTCGCCAAGACCTGGAGCGCGGCCGCCATGCAGGGCGGGGCGCTGGGCATCTTCGGCGACTTCCTCACCAGCTCCACCAGCCGCACCGGTTCCGACTTCATGTCTACCGTGTCCGGCCCCGGCCCTGGCCTGGTCGGCGATGTCGGCAACCTCGTGATCGGCAACATGGCCGCGGCCGCGATGGGCGAGGAGACGGACGTCGGCGCCGACACGGTGCGGATCGTGCGCGGCCTCGTGCCGGGCTCCTCGCTCTGGTACGCCAAGGCGGCGTTCAACAACCTGGTGTTCTTTCAGCTGCAGGAGTTGGCCAGCCCCGGCTACCTTGACCGCATGCGCCGGCGTGTCCAGCGCGACACCGGGCAGGATTTCTGGTGGACCCCCGGCGAACTGGCGCCCGAGCGCGCCCCCGACATGACCCAGATGGCAGGAGGTAGCTGATGCGCGACGATCAGATCACCCGGCTCCATGAGCTGGCGGAAGAGGTGGCGGAGGTGTTCATCGCCGAGGCAGACCCGCGCTTCTGGAGCGGCGCCGGCATGGAGCTTGCCAACATGGACCCGGAGACCCGCGGCGGTCGCTACTGGGACAAGAAGAACGCCATCCAGACCGGCACGCTGCTGGCCCGCGTGCTGGACCTGGCAGTCCGTGACGAGCGCAGGAGCCCGGAAGGCGCCACGACCGAGGAAGACGCAGAGAAGGAGATCGCCCGCTTTGAGTCCAAGGCCAAGGACCTGCTGAAGAATGTCCAGCAGCGCGGCCGCCACTAAAAAGAAGGCCTCGTTTCCCGCCTTCTTCCTGATGTGGGCGGAGATCCAGAACTGGGAAGTGCCAGCCTTTCACCTGCTGGTCTGCCAGTGGCTGGAGAGCTTCGGCCGCCTCGGGCTGCTGATGATGCCCCGCGGCCACGCGAAGTCGACGATCCTCGCCGTCTACAATGCGTGGCGGTACTACATTGACCCGACCTATCGCATCCTGCACCAGGGCGACCAGGACGACACGGCCTACAAGATGAGCCGCGACACCCAGGCGGTGCTGGCCCGGCACCCGCTCTGCGCTGGCTGCCGCAAGGCGGCGGGCGAGACGCAGATGTGGTGGGTCGCCGGCGCGACCGACCTGCGCAACGCCAGCATGCAGGCCCGCGGCATCACCTCGAACGTCACGTCGTCCCGCGCCGACGAGGTGCAGAATGATGACGTCGAGGTGCCGCGCAACATTGCCACGCCCGAGGCCCGGCAGAAGCTGCGCTACCGGCTGGGCGAGCAGACGCACATCCTGGTTCCCGGCGGGCGCACTCTCTACATCGGGACCCCGCACACCCACGAAACCCTGTATGACGACATCAAGGCGCTGGGGGCGGACTGCCTGATCCTGAAGGCTTTTGCCCAGGAGCACCGCATCTCCGAGGAGGCAGGGGAGAAGGGGCGGGAGTTCATGATCGATTTCCGGCCCGAGTTCGTGTTCCGCGGCATCTCCAAGGCCGCCAAGCTGCTACGCGAGGGGCAGGACTACAGCGTCCACCAGGTCGGCAGCCAGTACCGCGTCGAGTTCATGGAGCCGGTGCGCATGGTCACCGATCTCTATGCCGGCGCGCTGTGGCCGGAGCGCTTCACGGCGGACGAGATGGAGGACCGCCGGCGCAAGTGCCGCACTTTTAACGAGTGGGACAGCCAGTATCAACTGCACGCCAAGCCGGTCACGGACGTCCGCCTGAACCCGGAGCGCCTGCTGGCCTACAACGTGGAGCCCGAGATCCGCCAGGCCAACGACGAGCTGGGCATGTTCCTCGGGACCGTCCGCATCGTGTCGGCCAACCTGCGCTGGGACCCGTCCAGTGGCAAGCCGAACAGCGACGTCTCTGCCCTGTGCCTGGTCCTGCAGGACGCCTTCGGGAACCTGTACTGGCACCGGGCGATCCCGCTGCTGGGGGAGCTGGCGGAGTTCAATGGCGACGGCGCCACTGCGCGGATCACCGGCGGCCAGGTCATGCAGGTGTGCGACGTGATCGAGCGCTTCCAGCTGGCGCGGGTGGTGGTCGAGGTCAACGGCATCGGCGGTCATGTGCCGGCCATCCTGCGCGGCGCCCTGAAGCAGCGGCGCCTGCGCTGCGGGGTGACCGAGGATGATGCCCGCGGCAACAAGAACCAGGAGATCCTCGGGGTATTTGAGCCGGCCCTGTCGGCGCAGTACCTGTGGGTGCACGAGTCGGTGCTGGACACGGTGGAGACCCAGATGCGGGAGTGGAACCCCGGGATCAAGGACCAGCCGGACGACTACCTCGACTGCGCAGCACGCGCCATCCTGGCGGAGCCGGTAAGGATCGGGAAGCAAGTCGCCGGGAAACCGGCACCGGAGCGACCGGAGCATTGGGCGCAGGGCGCGGGTGAGTTTGAGGTCGAATTTTCCAGATAGGCGCCCTCTTAACCGAGGTGCTCCGTGGCTGTATCGAACCAGACCCCGTCCAAGACCCACACCGCAAATGGCGCGACGACCACGTTCGCCTATGACTTCCTCATCCTGGACGAGACTGACCTGCAGGTCCTGAAGGACCAGGTCTCCGCCACACTCAATGTCGACTACACCGTGACCGGCGTCGGCAACAACGCCGGCGGGACGGTAGTCTTTGCTGTTGCCCCGGCTGCCGCCACCGAGATCGTGCTGCGTCGCAACATGCAGTTCGTCCGCGCCAACGATTACCAGCAGGTCGGCGACTTCATGGCGGCTACGGTCAACAAGGACTTCGACCGTCCGGTGATGATGCTGCAGCAGCTCGCCGAAGAGATTAGTCGTGCGCCGAAGGTGGCCCGCGGCAGTGCGCTGACCGGGCTGGAGATCCCGACGCCGGAGGGCGACGGCTTCTGGCGCTGGAATGCGGCGGCTAATGCAATCGAGTGGGTGCAGCTCGACCTGGAGTCTGCCGGCGCGGCGGCGCTCAAGACCGACCTCGCCAATGGCGTCGATGCGGCCAAGGGCTCGGCGCTCGTTGGCTATCTCCCGGCCGGCACTGGCGCTGTTGGGCGGACGGTGCAGGACAAGCTGCGGGAGTCGGTCAGCTTCAAGGACTTCGGTGCGACTGGCGATGGCGTGACAGATGACACGGCTGAAGTCTTGTCCGCGTTGAACAGCGGCGCTCGCGTGGTGGACGGGCAGGGTCTGACCTATAAGCTGACCAGCAATATCGCGCCGACTTCGCAGAACATCGTCATCCAGAACGCCAAGTTCGACATTTCTACTATCACAACTGGCGGCTCTGCCATCGGGTTTACAGGAGCGCAAGGCGCTGGCGTGGCGTTGACCGCCAACACGCTGACAGGCAGCAACGCAATTGTAGTAGGCAACACAGCAACCTTCGCGGCGGACACCTATGCGTGGCTGGCCAGTTCCACGGTTTTTGACACAATGACGGGAACGGTGCTCGGCCAGGTTGTGAAGATCAAGTCAGTGGATTCCGCGACGGCTCTCACGCTGTATGAGGATGTGCTGTACGACTTCACGACGGCAGCGACGGCGACGATTGCACCGCTCACACTGAAGCAGAACATCACTTTCAGGAGCGTGCGTTTCGTCGGGGCCAATACCGGAACGCAGACGGCAGTTAGCTTCGACAAGTGCGCCGACGTTACGGTGGACGGCTGCGAGTTCTCCTATGTGGATTACGTTTGCGTCGGCTTTTCCCGATGCGTAAATTCACAGGCGCACGGCAGCGCGTTTCGCTATGCCCGTGCGGTTGGGTTGGCGTATGGGGTTGCCATTTCCAACGGCAGCTACAGCATTCGTGTGGCGAATTGCTACGGGGAAGACACCCGCCATTTCGTGACTGTCGGGGACAACGATGGCGTAAACCTGTTCATCACAGTTACAGGTTGTCATGCCGCATCGTCCAAAGACGCCGGCATTGATGCACACCCGGCCTGCGACTTCATGGTGATCGACGGCAACACCATTGAGCTGGTAGAGGGGCAGTACGACGGGATCATCTTTCAGGGGCTGAACTGCGTCATCACCAACAACGCGATCGTTGGCAACACCCAGAACGGCATCCGGCATCAGCTCTTGCCGGCCATCGGCGCAGGCTCCTGCGTCATCAGCGGGAACAGCATCGGGCGGCACGGCGGGACCGCAGGGACAGATACCGCGATCTATGTGAACCAGTCTAGTGCTACCGCCACGCTGGACGGTGTTGTGATCGCCAACAACACAATCAACGGCACCATTGATCAGGGTATCTACGTCTATGCAGATGCCGGCAACATCAAGAACGTAGCCATCAGCGGCAACGTGCTGGGAGCGATTGCCAGCGCTGCGGCCTGCTTGCTTCGGGCAGACGCTGGACTCACTCTTGAAGACTTCACCATCGCGGGGAACGTTTTCAAGAGCAGCGGTACACAGAACGTCTATCTGTTAGGTACCACAGCCCCGAACATCCTCAACGGTGTCATCAGCGGGAACACGCTCAATGGGGGCATAAATGGCATCCGAATGATCCAGACGCAGAACGTGGTTGAAACAGGCAACTACAACACCGGCAGCACACGCAAGGTGTTCATCGACACAGGTTCCAGCAACATTACGCTCGACCGTCGCCAGTCGTCCGTTGTGACGATGACCAACGCCACTTACACGGTACTGGATCAGGATGAGTACCTGATTGCCAACCGTGCCGGAACCATCACGGCGACTCTACCGGCTGCTGCATCACACCCCGGCAGAGAACTGAAGGTCAAGACCATACAGGCGCAGGCTGTGGATTCTGCGTCTGCCAACGTGGCTCCCATTGGTGATTCTGCCGCCGGTACTGCAATCTTGCCGGCTACTGATGGCGCGTGGGCGCTGCTGGTGAGCAATGGCACCAATTGGATCGTAATGCAGCGCGGCACCTGACGCCCGCTAGATCAACGACATGCCCGACCACGCCTGAGTTCTCGGGCTCATGGTGGGCACTGATAAGAACATGACAAGGATTCGGGATGAGCGATGACACCAGAGAGCTGTGGCAGGCGGTCGATAATCTGCGCGAGCGCAACGGCGCGCTTGAGTCACGCATGAGCGCACACGAGGCCACGCAAGAAGCCTTTCTGATGGAGTTCCGCGAGTCACGGCGGGAGCGCAAGGAGCAAATCGACACCATCGCTCACGCCATCGAGTCGCGGCTTTCCGACTTTGACGGCAAGTTCGACACGCTATCCGAGAAGGTCACCGAGGCGCATGGTGCGGCAAAGTTCGGCAAGTGGCTGATCGGCATTGTGCTGGCGGCTGCCGGCCTGATTTATACGAGGGGTTCGTGATGCGAAAGCCGAAGCTGGTTCCCGACTGGCGCCGTGCCTGGCGCTGGTACTCCGTCAACTGCCCCATGCTCGCGGTCGCACTGCTGGGTACCTGGGCCACGCTGCCCGAGAAGATGCAGGACAGCTTCACGCCGCTGCAGCTCCAGTGCATGGCCATCGGCCTGATCGTGCTTGGAGTGGGCGGCCGGCTGATCGACCAGAGCCCGAAGGAGGGCGCATGAAACCAATCGTCATCACGGCCGGCCACTCCATCGCTGACCCCGGTGCGGTCGCCGGCGGGCTGACCGAAGCGGATATTTGCACAGACTTCCGCAACCTGGTGGCGCACTACCTGAAGGCCGCTGGCGTCGCGTTCACCACGGATGGCAAGGAAGGCGAGAACCTACCACTTGCCCGCGCCATTGGGCTTGTGAGGGCGGCCGGGCCCGGTGCGCTGGCCGTGGAGTTCCACTGCAACGCGGCCGCCAGCCCGGCGGCGACCGGCGTGGAGTCGCTGTCCAGCGAGAAGGGCAAGGCCCTGGGGGCGGCGCTGTGCCAGGCCATCGCCGACACCATCGGCGTCAAGAACCGCGGGGCGAAGGGCGAGGCCTCCGGGCAGCACAGCCGCCTCGGCTTTGTGCAGGCCGGGGGCGTGATCCTCGAGCTCTTCTTCATCAGCAACCCCGACGACCGCCGCCGCTACCTCGACAAGAAGTGGCTGGTAGCCAAGGCCGTGGCCGGGGTGCTGGCTGCAGCAGCGAGGGAGGCCTGACATGCGCTCTATCCTGATCTCCCTCGTTGCCGGCCTGCTGGTTGGCATTGCCCTGGGCCTGGCCGCCTACCACCACCTGATCCGGTGGGAGCCGCACCAGACCACCACCGCGACTTTCCGCCCGGGCCACGTCCAGGCCGACGGCAGCGCCGACCTGGCGCGGATCCCGACCGCGCCGAAGGATGCCGGCCCGGCCCCGCACATCATCCCGCCAAAGGCCAAGGAGACCGCCCGGGCGCATGTGGTCGTGCGGCCGAAGCCCCGCCCGCCAGCCAGTAGCGGCCCGCAAGTCGACGCGCCGCCCACCTGCTCCTGCGACCCTGTCACCATCGACATCAGCCAGTACCTGGGCCCGGACGGCGCCGGCCTCATTGCCAGCTCCCCGGATGCCGAGGTCGACGTCAGCCGCAGCACCTACACGCCCATGCTCGAGCAGCGCCCGCCGCCCAGCCGGTTCGTCCACCTGACGGCCGAGCCAGGCCGCGACGGCTACACGGCCGCGGTGGGCAAGCGCTGGGGACGGTTCGGCGTGAGCATCGGCGGAGCGAAGCAGCCCGGGCAGGATGCCAGGCCCATCGTCGGGCTGGAGTGGAACTTCTAGCGCCGCAGCCAGTCGATTGCCCACCACAGGGCGGCGACTTCAGCGACGAAGGCGAGCAGGGGAAGGGCGTCCATGGGCTCAAATTCCTTACCAAAAAAGGCCGCTAAACCAAGGCCGAAGCACTGCCCAAACTGGCAGGTTTTTTGGTAGTGAAACACCGCAAGTCGTTGATTTCTATACGCAGCATGGCTGGCGGTAGTCCTGGCCGTTGCCGATCTTGGCGCGGCGGGCCAGCTCCTTGAGCAGGGCGTCGAGGTCGAGCGGCTTCACTTTGCGTCCTCCCACCCCAACGCCCTGCAAATCGCCACGACCGCAGCGGCTCGGATGCTGTCGGGGGTGGAGTTGTGCGGCACTTCTACCGTATCGTGATTGTCTAGCCTTGTCGTAAACACGGAGTCCTCGTCCAGCATCGGCGACACCATATTCATCGCCGCCCACACCACCAGCCGGCCGAATTGGGCGTCGTCGGTGGCGGGGTTGAAGATGCAGTATCCGCCGACGCCGTGGGCGACCTTGCCTTTGCTTTCGGCCTCGGTGCAAATGTACGGCCGCTCAAGCCCCATCCTCTCCGCCAGCCACAACAGCATTTCAGGCGTTACCATCGCTACCTCCTGCCGACAGGGATGCAAAATAACGCTGTACGGCGTCCTCGTGCGAGTTACCCTCTACCATCACGACACCACCGCTCAGGCTAGTCTTGACCGGATAGCGCCGTATCAGGCCAAGAGCTTCTTTGATTTTGCGCTCCCCAACTTGGGCAAGCGCAACCTCCGAGACATACACCACCTGACCATCCTTAAAGCCGATTGGTTTCATGCCGTATTTATCCATCACCCCACCCCCATCCCTTTGCCGATCTCGGCGGCGGCCCGGACGATGGCGCGGCGGGTGTCTGCTGCCGGTTCGCCGGTATGCTCAACCTCGGCGGACACATCGCCGTAGTAGGTGCTGACCTTCACGAAGTCGCCGCCACGCAGGAACTCCACATCAAGCCGCAGCTTCACTGCCAGCCGCAGGGCGTCGCCGTCGTCCTCCAGCGGCCACCACGATTTTCCATTAAGCTCCCAGCGGTTGTAGTGACCGACCCATATAGCACCAGCCGCGCGCGCCGCCAGTTCCAGCATCGTCTTATCGTCCATCTTGCGCCTCCTGGTTGGCGATGGCGGGCGTCAGCATGGCGCGGATTCGGTCGCGGATTGCCTCAGCCTCGATTCGGCATTCATCGGACGCGGGTCGGCAGCCTTCGCGGGCAAAATTGTCGCCCTGCTCCCATCTGGCGTACCCGTATTCATTCACCAGCGCCATGACCTTCTCGGCATCCACGGCCTTGCCTTCCTCCCGCGCAACGGCCTTGGCATGGCAGGCATCGCAGCGGTGGTAGTGGCGGCGGTCGCCCTTGCTGCTGTGCCACGGGTCAGGCGTCACGGCTCCACAGTCGTCGCAGGCCAATTCTTCCTCCCGCGCAACGGGGGCGGACGGGGCGGCGGCGAGCCTGTTGCGGAGAATCCTTGCCAGCTCGCCAGCCGTGACCAGCATGGCATCGGGCCAATCCTCCGGGCTGGTGCGGTCGGGAAGTTCGGCCACATCACGCACGATTGCGTTGATGGCATCCGGCACCGCGACAGCAGCGGGCGGGGTGGAGAGAATGGTACGGAGTTCGGCTTCACGATTATGTAAATACTCCAGCCTTGACCTAAGCCGCTTCATGTCACGCTCGCTGCCGTAGCAAGTGATGTGGGTCAGTGTTCCGTCAAGCAACTCGATCTCGTAGCGCAGCTCCGACTCCTGCGCCCCACTCTCGCGGCCAGCGGAGGCAGAGGGGGCGGCGGAATCCAGCAGCCAATCACCAAACTCCGTAACCCACCAGACGCGACCCTTTTGCGTGACGGCCCCGATGGCGCGAAGCCTCTGCATGTCCTTGTCGGAGACATCGTGGCCGCCGGCGTCCGGGTCTTCGCAGCACTCGACAAAGCGCTCCAGTGCGTTGCGCTCGGCGGCGGTCAGAGTAGGCATCCTCTCCGGCACCTGCACCGGGGCGGGGCGGGAGTCGCCTGCGGCAACGTAGGTCATAGCAAAAATGTCCGGCTTGCAGGGGTAATGCTCGCCCTTCACGCCACGGATGATGTAGTCGCCAATGGACGCGCGGTGGCTGCCTTCCAGTGTCCTGATAATCAGTTCGTCTTCGTCCCACTCCTTTAGGTCATGGCCAAGGAAATCCATGCACTGGCGCAGAGTCTCCTTGGTGAACTGAATGGCCGTAATCGTGACTGGCTTCTTCGTGTATTGCTTCAGTTCTTCGCTCATTTCGTCTGCTCCTTCGCTGCTCGCTTGGCAATCTTGAATCGGTCGGGAAGCTCCGCGACCTTGTGAGTCTTGGCGCAGTTCTGACACACCGGGTTGTTTGTGCGCTTGTGCCAGTAGACCGTCCGGCGGTTGCAGAAGTGGCATTGCTCGTATATGTCCCACTCGCCAATCATCTCGTCCGGTTCCTTCTCTACAGGAATTGCCATCACTCCCCCTCCTTCTCGGCGGCGAGGGCGGCCCTGATTTGAGACAGAATCACCTGCGCCTCTCTCGTTTCCATATCGGTGAACTTCTGCACGTTGATGGTGCGCTCTATCTGGTGCTCCAGAGCGTCACACGCTTGAGAGGCAGCCTCCCGCATCCTCCCCTCCCGCTCCCGGCTCTCGGCAAGTCGCTCCGATGCCGCACGGTTTGCATCGACCATCGAGCGGTATGCCTTGTTGGTTTCGGCAAGCTGGGCCATGAGGCTGTCGCGTTCAGCAGTCACGTTTGTCAGGACTTCGCTCGCCGTCGCAAAGAGTTCGCGCTCATTTGTAAGCCGCGCCTCCAACTCCGCCACACGGCCGGCGTCGGGGGTGGGGTGAGTGTAGAGGGGAACCCACTGCTCAGAGTTACGGCGCACCGGCTCGATGACGGAGTGGTGAATCGGCCCTTCGTACAGGCCATCAGAACGCGGCCGGTAATAGAACACCGCCTCACCGCGCTCCTGGGGCTGGCGGGCGGCTTCCAGGCGAGAAGCCAGCGCCCTCAGCCGGTCATACTCCGCCTTCACTTCCGGCTCCGGCCATTCCTCGCCGATCGTGTGCCCGGCCCGCAGCTCAGCAGCTAACTGGCGAAGCTCTGCCGCTGCCTGGGTAATATCGTCGTGCATCATCCTCTCCTCACGCCGCCTGCTTCGGCAGCAGCTCGTCCACCTTCACCATGCGCCACAGCGCCTTGCCGCCGACCTTCATCACCTGCTCGCACAGGCCGCGCGCCTTGAAGTTCTGGAGGTACACGCCAGCCATGGAGGCGCTCTTGCCGCCCATGCGCTGGCCGACCTCGGCGGAGGTGAGCACAGCCTCGCCCATCAGCATCCAGAAGCGCTGGTAGGTCGCCACCAGGCGCGGGTCCATGCCCTCGGGCGCCTCGATGCCCAGCGCATCCAGGACGGTGGCGTGGGGCACTTCGAACTTCTCGGCGATCACGCGGATGGGGATGCCCTCGGTGAAGAGGGCGCGCATCAGTTCGTTGTCAGTCACGGCTGCACCTCCTCAGCTTTCGGGCCAACCAGCATCGACGGCGGCATGGGCAGGCCATTGCCTTCAGTCGGGCGCCACAGGTGCAGGCAGTGCGGGTGGCAGTTGACGTACTCGCTGGCGGCCGGGTGGAACTGCACCACCCAGTCCTCAGCGTCCCAGAACATCGCCTTGATGGCGCACATCTCCTTCCAGGTCGGGCAGCGGCGGGCGGTCAGCGGGGACACAGAGACGTGCTCCCATCCCATGCCGTCGCTGGCGATGACCATGAACTTCTCGGTGTTCACCTTGACGGTGAAGGCGCCGTTGCAGCCAAAGCTGGCATCGCTTTTCAGCCGCCCGGAGCGGATTCGCAGGTGCTCGGGAACTTTCATGGTCACGGCTGCACCCTCCGGAACTCGACCACCCACTTTCCTTCAATGGCGGCTTTCTGTTCATCACTTCGATAGTCGGCAGTCCTTGCCTGCTTCTTCTCATTGCAGGTTCGGCACAGCGGCTGGACGTTTGTTGGGTGATGCCAGCCGCCCTTCGAGATAGGGACGATGTGGTCTACCTGGATGTTCTCGCCAGATCCGCAGAAAAGGCAGAGGGGTCCGAGCATTGCCATCGCTGATTGGATGTCTGCCTCAGAGGAGATGATGGGGGAATTGGCTTGCATGGCACGGCGCCTTGCCTCGCTAGCACGATTGGACCTGCGGCGCGCATCTGGATTGCGGGTTGCCACCGCTACCTTGGAGTGGCAAGGCTGACATTCAGAGGTCAGGCCGCTAGGCGTCCTCTTGCTCTTGTGGAAAGCATCGGCAGGTAACCATTGGCTGCACCCAGGGCACTGCCAGTGCTCTACTCCATCAATTACCTGTGAAGGCTTGCGCTTCTTTCCGCTGCTCACCAGAGAGGCGGAACGCTTTGCAATGTGCTCGGGGCTGAACTTTTTTCCCTTTGGCCACGGCATCAGGAAACCCTCCGGAAGGTAATGCACCATACCCAAGGATTCGCGGCCCAACTGCCAGCGCCGTTGATGGATTCCCACAGCCAGCGGTAGTGCTCATACGGCGTGGCGTTGTAGCCGTAGCCAGGGATCGCGCCGTGGCCGCCGGGGCAGCCTTCGGCGATACATTCGGCATCGCTGATGTCCTGCAGGCGCTCGACGCGGACGCTGACGATCTCCAGCACCAGGCGGCAGGCCCAGCGCGGCATGTGGATCGACGGCCGCCACCGGCTCGGCGCGCTGCGCTCCCAGTCGGCGCGGAACACCGCCGCATCATGGTCGTCGTCGGGGCGCAGCACCTGGTGGACGCCAGTGCTTGCCCGGTAGGCCGTGCGCGGCACGATGGCATGCGCCTCGCGCACCCAGAGGTGGTCGCCGGGCTTGCCGTAGGGGCAGCGGAACGGTTGCTTGCTGCCACAGTTAGCGCCGGCCGGCATGTGCAGTGCGATCTCGGGCTTCACCACCCGCCGGGTCTGCGTCTTCTGTCCCGACAGCAAGGCTCGCACCATCGGGTCGCTGAAAAGGATCGGCTTTTCCATCATTCCCCCTTCAGCACGTCAGGCAGCCAGCGCTTCCCGGCCAGCATCTGCTCGGCACGGCCCGCCAAAGCGTCCTTGCCCTTCAGCTTCGACAGCGCCTGCACCTGGGCGTCATCGCAGGCGTCCGCCACCGTCGCCTCGATCTGCGCCACCGTGATGTGGTCGAACCAGCTTTTGCGGGTCGGCTCCCACCAGTCGGCCATGTCGATCTCCAGCGCGTCGATAACCATCGCGCCATCGTGGTGACCGGAGCTCAGGTCGGTGGTGGTGTCCAGCTGGTAGGCCGTGCACAGCGCCAGGACGCGCAGGACGCGCTCCATCGGCTGCTCCTGCATCCAGTCCAGAATTTCCAGGGCATCGCACTCGCCGCCGTAGGGCAGCATCTCGGTGATGGCCTTCTCTGCAGCCTGAAGGGTGGCGGCTGCCTTTGAGTCGGAGACTTCCTCGGCATGCTTGGCCGGGTTCACATGGCGCACCACCGTCTGGAGCATGCTGTCGTGCTGACCCCAGATGTTGCTGACCATATGCGCAGCCAGCACCCGGACAGCCTGATCCGGGTTGGTCGCCAGCACGGCCTGGCCGGCGGCGGTGCGCTGTGCAGTAAGGCGATTGATCAGGGAGCGAGGCAGGGCGGTGGATGCGGGCGCCGGGGCCTCGTCCTCGTCGTCGTCATCCTCGACTGCAGCCCTGGCGGCGGCCTTGTCCTCTGCGGTGCGCAGCTGGTGCAGCTTCACCCAGAGCTGGCCGTCGTCATTGATCGTGACCACGGCACCAGCGCGGCGGGCGTCCGGGCCGACCGGGAAGCGCAGGGTCTCCTCGAAGGCCTCGACGGCTTCCTCGGCGGCGATGCGCTGGGCTTCCAGCTCGTCGGCCGCATCGTAGTATTCCTCGTCGGTCAGCCGGTCCTGCTCCTTGCTGATCTTCTCCAGGGCGGCGCGCAGCTTCTTCAGCGTCATGGCCTCGCCGGCGCGGGGCTCCTGGTCGGAGGTCTTGCAGGTGCGGTACTGGCTCGACAGGCCCCAGTTCCAGCGCAGGTGCACGTCCACCCACTTCACGCCCTCGCGCTTCGCCAGCTTGTCGGCCTCGACCTGCAGCTTCGCCAGCGCCAGGCGCTCCAGCAGCGCGGAGTCCAGCAGCCAGCACTCGCCTTCGTCCGAGAACAGGTCGCGGCGCACCGGCCCGCCGGCGGCCTCGTAGGCCTCCAGGGTCACGAACTTCACCAGCGCGTGGGTGCTCGGGGTGTCGCCGTCGCCTGCGATCAGGCGCTTGATGTCGTCGGCGTCCTGCCAGTCGCGGCCCTTGACCTGCTGCCACACCTCCAGCTGCACGGCATGGTCGTCGGTCAGGGCCATGGCCTGCAGCTTCTCCAAGGTGACCTCACCGTCGCGGTAGGCGTCGAGCAGGGCCGGGGCGACGTTCGCCAGCGCGAGGCGGCGCTGCACCGTGACCTCGGAGACCCCGAAGGCGTCAGCGATCTCAGCGGGGCTCATGCTGTCGGCCATGGCCTTGAAGGCGACGATCTGGTCCGCCGGGTTCATGGCCTCGCGCACCACGTTCTCGGCGAGGCTGACGGAGGTCGCGTCATTGCGGTCGACCATGCGTACCGGCACCTGGTAGTCGGCCGGCAGGTGGCCCTCGTCGATCAGCTGCTTAATGGCGCGCAGGCGGCGGTTGCCGGCCACGACCTCGAAGCGCACGACCTCATAGTTCGGGTGGCCCTTGTCGATGGCATAGGCCGACAGGTTCTGCAGCAGGCCGTGGGCACGGATGGAGGCGGCGAGCTCGTCGATGCTCTGGCCGCCGGTCTTGCGCACGTTCTTTTCGCTGGAGACCAGCATGGACACAGGGACCATGCGGATCATCTCGGGGGTGCTCGGGAAGATGGGTGCGTTCATGGTCAGGCGGCCTCGATTTCCAGGGCTTTCTCGATCTCGTCGCAGAGCGTCAGCAGCTTCTTGAGCTGGTGCGCCGGCAGGCCGCGGCCGCGCAGGTAGTCGCGGGCCTCGTTCAGCTTGTGCAGGTTCTCGACGTTGCGGATCGTGGTCTCCATGCGCTGCATCCACTCCGCCGGGGCTTCGACCTGGCGGGCCGCGACGTCATGCGTCGTGCTGTCGGCGTCGTTGTCGCCCTCGGTGGGGATGCAGAAGGCCTGCATGGCGGCGTACTTGTAGGCGGCGGACATCGCCTTGTTGGTGGCCTTGTCGGCGCTGTCCATGGCCTCGCCGTAGGTGCGGATCGTGTGGGTGCTGCCGTCCTCCGACGCCACCAGGTCGAACTCCGCCTCGACGGTGACGTAGAACAGGACGCCGCCCTTCTGGGTGGTGCGCTCCTCGATGGTGCGGGACAGGATGCGGGGCAGCATCACCAGCCCGTGGCGGGACAGGACGCTGGACAGCGCGTTGTAGACATCGTCGATGCCGCGGAACGCATAGTTCTGCTGGGTGTTCTTGCGGCTCTTGCTGATGCCCTCGGCGGCGAGGTCGCGCATCACGGCGTTAATCGACTGGTACACTTTCATCTTCGTTCTCCCGGGATTCGGCCAGTTCGGCCATCATTGCTTCGTATTCCTGCTGCTCTAGCTGCAGCTGGTGGAACTCGTCAGCTTCCATTTGCGGCCTCCGTTGCGGTCCAGGTGGACAGCGTCAGGCAGGCCTTGCCGCGGCGCTGCTCCTGCCACACGCCGTCCTGGATGCGCTCGAAGCGCTCCTTGGGCAGCACGGGCTCCTTGTGGGCGCGGATCCGCATGGTTTCGCGGCGCACCTGCTCTCCCTGGGCGTTCCACTCGATGACCATCAGGCGCACGTTCATCAGGCAGCCCTCCGGTCGTCGATGTAGAGAGCGATCAGGCCGATGGCCCCGGAGACCAGGAACGCCGGCCAGTGCATCGGGATGGCGCTGTAGAGTTCGATCACGCGGCACCGTCCAGCAGCCGGGTCTCGGCGGCGGCTTCGCGGGCAGCGTCAGCGGCGTCCTGCAGGGTCTCGGGGTCGATGTCGTCGGCACCGGCCGTGTAGGCGCGGGTGGCCTCGTCCAGGTCGTCGCCGTAGTCGGTGTTGTCGTCGGTCAGGTGGTCGCGGTCGTCGTCGTGGTCCCAGCCGTGGCCGTGCCGACGCTCGTTGGTGTAGGTGCTCTCAGCATCAGCCTGCTCAGCCTGTTGGCGCGAGAAGGCGGCATCGATCTCGGCATCCGTCACCGGCCGGAAGCTGGTGCGGGCAGCGCGCAGTTCCAGCTCGAGGTCGTGCAGGCCCAGCACGGAGCAGGCGGTCTCCAGCCCCATCGCGTAGCCGATCTTGCCGACGGCGTGGAGGTCGTTGACGGCAGCCAGGTCCGGGGTCCGCTCGCGCAGCTTGGCAGCGGCATCCTGGTGCATGTGGTGGTCGCGGATGGCCGCGCCGTGGAAGCGCTTGATCTGGCTGATGCTTAGTTCGACGTGAGCGTCGGACTTGAAGCTGCGGATCTGGGCGGTGATCTGGTCCAGGTTCATGGCTGTTCCCTCAGTTGGAGGCGGAGTAGGAGATGCGGCCCAGGCGGCGCTCGATGTCGCGGTGAGCGGCGGCCAGGCGGGGGGTGGTGGCGGCCAGGACGCGGGCGCGGGCCTCGGCTTCCAGATGCTCGCGGTACGCCTCGACGTGGGCCGTCATCGAGAACGGGCGGACGCCGGTGAGCTCGGCTTCCAGGTCGGCGGCCCGGTTGAACAGGTCGGCGGCCCAAGCGCGCTGGGCCGGGGAGTCGGACATGGCCAGCTCATTGGCCTGCTGGCGGAGCTGGTCTATCTGGTCGCGGGTGGCGGTTGTCATGGCGGCTTGCATCTGTTGTTTCGATGCGCCAATAACAACATACGTTATTTATTGTCGTCAACAACGCCTGTTGTTGTTTCGAGCAAATGTTGTGCTGCGCCGACGAACGGCACGACATATGTAGTCGGATCAGGCGGATTCAGCGCATGAAAAAGCCCGCACTTGGCGGGCTCTTAGGGCTTCGGCGTTATTTACACTTGCCTGTGTACACCATGCTGTAGAAGCGCCCGCTCTCTTCCTGGTGCTTCTCGGTCACGACCAGGTCATACCCCTTCATGCAGAACTGCCGGCGGCCCAGTTGCTCCGCCAGCGCCTGCTCATGGAGAGCCCGCAGGCCGGGGTCGTCCAGGCTGGCCTTGCCGCCTACGTTGAAGGTGAAGCCTTGGGTGCCATCCTGGCTCACGGTGGGGGTCAGGCGCGCGAACGCCATGGGGCCGTAGCCGGAGTCGCCAAGGGCGGCGCAGCCGGCTAGCGCCAGGGCTGCTATTGCGGGAATTACGTAGAGCTTCATCGGCCCCTCCATTTGCGTATCGGCGGGGACCAGGTCCACACCCATCCAAGAATCTTGATCCGCTGAGCTTCCTCCCCGGAGTACGTCTCGTCGGGGTGCTCCTCGTGGTTGAAGCTCCGGAGCCTGAGTCCGCCGCCAGGCAGCCGGTAGACGTATTTCACCCGCAGCATGCCGTCATGGTCCAGTGCGTATATCTCGCCGTCCACGATCTGGGTCTTGCCTCGGTCGATTCCCACTAGGCTGCCATCCTGGATCAGGGGCTCCATCGAGTTGCCGGTGGCCTTTCCGCAGGCGGCATTGTGAGGATCGACGCCGGCGGCCCGGAGGCTGGAGCGCCCGTACCGCACGCGCCGGCCGTTGATCTCGAGGCCGTGCATGGCGCCAGAGCCGGCGGCGAACTCCACCTCTTTGTAGAAGGGGACCTCGACCTCGTCGTCATCCACAGGGGTGTCGTCATCCCACACCGCTGCCGGCTGGATCAGCGAGCCACCGCCTCTGGCATAGGGCGGATCGTCGCCATCGGTGTCAGGTAGGGCATGCCCTGGCGGCTCGTCCATCTCCCCGTCGCCAGTTAGCAGCCATTCCAGCCTCACTTGCAGCGCCTTTGCCAGCGCCCAGGCGTACTGGGTGCGGCCGCTGTCCCGGGTCTCAAGTGCGTGGATCGTCGCCTGCCCGGATCCGGGAGGCATGCCTGCGACCTCCGCCAGCTGCTGCTGAGTCATCCCTCGCAGTTTCCGCGCCTGCTCGACTCGCTTACCAAGGGCCATTTCCAGCTCCAAACCGACGAATGGCGGTACTAAACCCCATTTGTTGTCTTATTTCTAACAACCAAGGTTCTTAAATGCGTTGACAACAAAAAACAACGTATGTCGTAATGTGCGCATCTCAGGAGGATGCGATGAACGACTCACCCCTTTCCAAGGCCGTCGAACTTCTCGGCGGCCAGACCCAGCTGGCAGCCGCAGCCACCGCCTGCGGATCCCGCAAGGTGGAGCAGTCCCATGTCTGGAACTGGCTCAACCGCGACTCCAAGGTCCCGGGCGAGTACGCCATCGCCGTTGCCAAGGCCACCGGCTTCCGCGTGACGCCGCACGACCTGCGCCCCGATCTGTACCCGAACCAGAAGGATGGCATCCCGCCGCGGTTCCGTCTGCCGAAGGCTTCGTAAAGCCCTGTGTTGCCGGGCTCCGGCCCGGGTTTTTTATCGCCGAATTCGCACCTGAAACGCACTGAAACAACAACACCGGAGCATTCAGCCATGTCCAGCAAAGCCCAGTACGAACTCAGTTTCGACTCCGGCCTGCGAGAGCAGTACCCCAACTTCCAGCACCTGCTGCAGGCCTGCGTGGCGGGCTGTGGACGCCCCCACAAGATCGTGGCCGCTGACCTCGACATGACCAGCTCCGAGCTGTCGCGCAAGCTGGCCGACAACCCGAACGACCCCGTTCACTTCCCTGTCCAGCGCCTCCCGGACCTGATCCGCGCCACGGGCGACGTGCGCCCGATCTACTGGCTGATCGAGGAGTTCCTGGACGACGCCGACAGCAAGCGCAAGCGGGCGGTGGACGAGCTCCGCCACCTGCTCCCCCAGCTGCAGCGCCTGGTCGCTGCCACCGGGGCCTGACATGAAGGCCGAAATCCTGTCTCCCCTTTACCTGCTGATCCTCTGCTTCCTGCTGGCTCTGGCGTTCCCGGACCTGTGCAGGTGGGTTGGCTACGTCCCGAAGTAATGCGAGCCCCTAGCCGGGAGGGCCTCTTCGGAGGAAGCCCGGACTCCGTGAACTGACTGAGCGGGGCATGGGAAAT